GCCTAGTGGATCAGGTTGCACATACTCTCATGACAATGTCATTCTCTTTTCTCCAACCCGTAATATTGATTTTGGTTGGTATCAAATTTTTTCTGACATGAGAGTTGCTGTGGATTTCAGATTACATCGATATTAATCAGTCCCATACATATCTATGAAGTCCATCCAATCCACTTTCATCTTTGAGTGCCTCAGTGACAAAGATCTAAAGACATCCAGGACTCTGATTGAACCACGAAGAATTTATGAGTACAACATGTGGACAGACAAAGATACAAGAGACTACATCGGATGTTTCAGGAAACAATGGGTTCACAACGATAATATTCAATCAGTTGCTTTCACTCTCCAAACAGCTCATGATACAACACTCGATCTCAAGGTCCAAGCAAAAGAGAAAAGTGACGGAAGTTTCAAAGATTTTTTGAGAAAGTTAACAGTCAATGACATCAATACAGTTGAACTCTTCAACCACAACATGACTGAACATCGGCCTGAAACCATCTACCAATACATTCTCAACTATTTTGGACTTTTCAGAGTTGAATCATCTTCACTTCCAGCACACATGCAAGATAGAGTGTTCCTCAACGGTGTCTAGGCCTTAGAGGACTGTTCTCTCAAGAATTGCTTGCCAATCAGCTCAATGGACAATTTGAAAACTTATCAACAGACTCAAAGACGTGATGTGAAGGTGAAAATTGTGAAGGAGAGATCAGATGAAAATGTCATTTAAATGGATAATTATTATTTTTGCAAACGTCCTGACATTGCTTCACTCCAGAATTGCCATCCAGATACCATCGTTGATCTTAGGTAATATAACAGGTATGTCATCAATCCCATCGCAGCATGGATGCAGAAGAATCCAAAACCTGTTGTTTTATCGAAAGATGAACTTGTCTTATTTTCAGAACATTCTCAACAGAAAATTGTCGCAAAATCAGGATGGTAGTGTCTTCATGAAGGGTCCCAAGTGCATGAATTTGAGTGGTCTAACAAAGTGGTTCAAAACCATATAACTGCATTATCTAGGCAATTGTCTGGAAAGTGTCGTTATGACCCAATTCACATCAACAACTTCAGAGGCATGGCAACAAGGTTTTTCGATTGGTTTTTTGACAAATTTGAGACTCTAAATCTTGATCATCTGGATGAGTACTCTCTCTTTGATTATGCTGAATCAAATGACTGGCCCAAGAATAAAAGAGAGATGTATTAAGACAATATCATGACATAATTGAATGATCCCAACACAAAAGATTTCAAACTCGCATCAATTCTCATGGTAAAATCAGGTGAAGTGTACTCTACTGAAGAATTTATTTTAGATCGTGATGGCTTCCTCACTGGTCAAGATTCAAGACCGAGAGCTGTCATGAATTCTTCATCAAAATCGAGTGGCATGATGGCTGCAATTCAATCTCCATTCTGGAAACCCATCAAAGAAATTCTCCCTGGATTCATTTAAGGTCTTGACAAGGAATAACTCTTAAACATTGTAAAAGAGAATGTTCCGGATGATTGGGAATCGATTTCAATGGATGGTTCAGCATTTGACTCTTCA